CGCATGACGGCGCTCTTCGTCTTGTGCTCCTCGAACAGCTTGTCGAGGTTCTCGGACTTCAGGATCGGGTTCGAGGTCTCGATCGTCTTCGTCTTGGTGGTCGCGTTCATGACATTGCTCCTGCATTGTCCATGGTTGATGGTTGGCACACAGAACCTGAGGTACGCTGTTCCACTCTTTTTTATTTTTATTATCACATAAAAGTCCTCGGTCATTCAAGGTGTAAATTCTTCGGGTCCCTTAAATTATTTTCGGAGTCCGTTTGCGGATCTGACATTTGCGGATCAGACTTGGTCCCCGCCCCCGGGACTTGGGCGCTGGCGAGCGCGAGGCCTAGGGCCAATGACCTGCCCTGGTCCGGGCCCCCCGGCGGACAAAAGAAGAGAGGCCCGAAGGCCTCCCTGGTTCTTATGGGCTGTGGTTGGATCGGATCACATCATGAGGTCGCGGATGAACCGATTGATCTCGATGACCTGATACTGACAGAAGAGCTCGTCTCGGACGGCCTTCGGGAGATGATTGGGTAGGATCGATGCCTGGAAGTGTTCGACCTGCGGTTCGACTAAGGACTTGATATATTCATTGAACCTCGGCGTGTCCAGTATCAGCTCCTGGAAGTCCTCGATCAGTTCCCGGCGTTCTTCAGTCATCTCGGTTCTCAGTGGGCTCATGTCTTGTACTCCTGTGCATGAGTCGGAGGAGATCCGAAGACCTCCTCCTTGGTTGTGGTCTCAGGACTTCATCGCCCGCTGGTTCAGATCATCGGTCTCGACGTAGATCCGGAGGTCTTGGATCAGAGCCTCGACCCCTCCCAGTTCCTCGTCACTGAACCCCTCCCAGTCCGAGTCGTACATGGACTCGATCATATAGGAATTGAGCCAGCGACCAAGACGAGTTCCTTGTTCATCGGTCAGATCCGTTGTCGTGTTGATGTCCACTCCCAGTACCCGGGCGATGGACTTATAGTTGGCCTCGATCATATCCTTGGACATGGTTTGCTCCTACCATAGAGTTGGACTGTGTACGGGTTCTTTTTTTATTATACCAATATTATAATATATCAGTCCTCGGGCAATCTATGGTCAAAATAGTGGTCGGTCTTATTTTGGACGTGGGCGCCCGAGAGTCTTAGTACGACTGGACTTGGTCCGGGCCTACCTGGGCCTGCCTAGCTTTGGCGCGGGCGAGTACTAGGCCTAGTCCGACCGACCGGACCGGCCCACCGTTGAGCAAAAGAAAAGGCCCCGAAGGGCCCTCACTCAACCCAGTAGGCTAAGGCTACAACCCCTTTGATGTGATCGTAAGGTACTTGCAGGTTAACCGCTGCCTGAGCCATCCCAACTTTCTGGACCTCATCCAGAACTTTGTTGATCATGTCGAAAGACCGGACATCATTGACTCGACGATGCCTCATAGCCATTGCTTTCTCATAGAACGTAGCCATATCGCACCTCCATTGATCGGTTGTGTAGTGAGCCATTACAGCTCACTACTTTGTTCATGTCAGATGAGTTTGATCGCGAACGAGAATATCGCAATCCAGATTACGTAGCCTACAGCTACATAACCCAGCCACCTTGCTACATCCACTTGCTGCTCCTCTTCATTCGGTGGTGTTGTGGGATGAGCCATTACAGCTCATCCCGTTGTCAGCTCACTTCTTCTTCGAAGCTCGCTCCTGCTTGATCGCCTCGTTCACCAGGACATTCCTGACGAACTGATAGCGAATGTTGAGCGCTCGCGCAATATCACCACGCGAGTATCCCTCACTCGCCAGCAGGCGAATGACAGCGCTCTTCGAGCCAAGCTCGTCGAGCAGAGAGTGAGCACGATCAGCAGTGAGAGTGGTCGCAGACATTTTATGTCTCCTGTTTGCCAGTTGTGTCAAAGAGCGCACACACACATCAGTAACCTTTTCTTTCTTTTTATTTATTTTCTTATTAAATATAATATAATTCACCTAAACCGGAAAATCAACAAAAATTTTCGGATACGGTTGTAAAAATTTTTTAACCCTGCTCTTAAGGGGCAAAAAATAAAAATTCCGGTTTAGAAATCCCTGCAGGCATATATGTCCTAGACCGCATCAAGGCAAAAAAAGACGCTGAGGAGCTCTGAAGAAGAACTCAACTCAGCGTCCAAGTTCTACGGCAACGCGACCACAGGGCTGCCGTAGTTCCGCACTCCTAATTGACGAACGTTCTACAACTCACCCTGCAAATCAGTGTTTAGTAGTTGTAGTCATGGAATTTTTTCCTTCCAGGATAGACATTACCAGCCACATCTCGAGTCTTTGAGCCACGCAACTTCCAACGAACTCGTCTGTTTCCGTTACTATCCTCCCACATCCTCCGCGTAAAAGTCACGATACGCCCCTCGTAATTCCTGGAATATTCATATTTCTGCACTTCTTGGTTGAGACAATGCGCTGCAAATCCTCCAGGAACAAACTTCAGTTCATGAGCATTCAGCAGTTTTGCATTATCTTCCTGTGCCTTAATCCTGCCGCCTCCAGGTGAACGGTAAATTATTGTGCAAGGAAAGATGTCGGTATAGCTCTTGTAGCTGATACCATCACCAATCTGCAGAGCATCGATCTCTGCCGCAAGGCGACGTTCCTGTTCACTCATATTCCTGGTTCCCCAGAGTTTTACGGAGCTTAGCAAGAACTTCCGGACGATTAGGATCAGATACTTGCATCTCAAGCAGAGTATTCTGCAGATCACTGATGATGTAGTCTCGGACCTCGATGCGCTTCTGCTCATCAAGCCGAGCACAGAGAGCTATGGCAGTAGAAGCGTAGGTGTCGAGAAACTCCCTGAAGAAGTATCTGCACAGTGTGACGAATATCGCCGATTTGCGCCCGTCGAATACAGTAGCGAGTGTCATAGCCTGCTGAACGAAATTGTTCGAGACTTTCCGATCCTCAGCAAGGACGATAGATTTGATCGCGTCCAGGCAAGTTTCGTACTCGTCGCCGAGCATCGACTTCATTGCCTTAGCCAAGTCTTCTTCCGAGATGTTGTGGTCGTTGTGCATGTTCGCCTCCTCAATTGCGCACATTTTTATTATAACACATTTGTCCGTAGTCTTTCAATAGGCAAATTTTAAATTCCGACTTGAAAGGAGTATATTCTTATGTTAATATAGTCATAAGCGACCAGTGAACGAAAGCTCTACAACTCACACCGTGAGATTATGGACAGTAGCTCGCCGAACGGACAGGATATCGCGATCATTGCTCCCAATAAACTGGCGAGCACTACGCCCGACAGACTGTCGACTTTTAGGGAGATTTCCCTTAAAATCCCGCGTAATGACTTCGGTTTGCCCGAATATATGTACCGTCCCGATCTGATTCCAGCGGACCTCTTTCATAGAGAACCTGTGGAACAGGCCAGTATTTTGGGGGCAGCAGCGGTAGAAATCAATTATTACGAGGGATATCCTGCGTTTGATAACGGCGCTTCGATCTGGAGTCAGCTGGAATTTGAAGCAGATTCGGCATTTTTGCTGTTTAAGGAATATCTCACGCTGGGTGATACAAGAGGTGCGCGTCGTTTGGAGGATCTTGCCGAATCTTCCAAGATCCCTCAGGGTAACGATCTCCGCCAGCTTCGAGACTTTCACACCTACTACTACTGGTCCGCCCGCTCAAGAGCGTATGACCTGTTTATGGTGGCTGCTCATAGGAAACTGCGCGAAAAACGTGTGCTAAGTATTCAGGATAAGCACTTTTTGGAAGCAGAAACTCTGCTTGCGCGCGTCCTAAACTACTTCCAGAAGACCGATGAAAACGGTGATCTGGTGTTTATGAACGAGTTGAAGCCTCGCGATGCTATGGATATGCTGGACAAACTGGTCAAAATCCAGCGTATTAGCGTCGGGCTTCCAGCGCATGGATTGAGCTCTGTTGACGAGAATGGTACTGCTAAAAACGCGGAAACTGAAGTAATTCTGCGCCAAATTGCGCAACAGAGCGACGATCCTAACAGAAAAAGCTCCCATGGCGGCGCAGCTGAGCTTGAGGTGTTGCTTAATGATCCAGATACTGCGATTCTTGCGCAGGAACTGATCATTCGTATCGGTGGAGTTAAAAGTGACTAACCCCATTGTACAGCATCATCTCGAGAAACTGGCTAATAACTACAAACTTACGCCTGCAACTCTTTATAGCAGGATAGATCCTACATGGATTCCGAAACCTTTTCTGCTTCAAGCTTCCCTTAAGATCGCCCAGACTATAGTTAAGCCTAATGGGCGTCTAATTGTAAGCTGGCCTCCTCGACACGGCAAGTCTAGACTGGCTACAATTGCTACGCCTATCTGGTGTTTGGAAAACTTTCCTACTAAGAACATCATCCTGTCTACTTATGGTGCGGATCTTTCGACCGACTTTGGTCGAGAAGTTCGTGACTTGTTTGACAGCAATACTCATCTCCTCAATGAACGTATCCGCCGAGATGTGAAAAGTGTCGGCAGATTTATGACTACTAAAGGCGGAGGAATGCTCAGCGTCGGTCTTGGAGGTGCAATTACTGGAAAAGGCGCTGACGTATTCTTGATCGATGACTATATCAAGACTATGAAAGAGGCTCTAAGCGCTAGTAAGCGTGAAGATGACTGGGAATGGTTTACTGGTACTGCTTATCACCGCCTTGAACCAGGCGCATCGATGATTATCATTGCTACTCGTTGGCATAGAGACGATCTTATCGGTAGAATCCTGCGTAACTTTCCTGGAGAATGGGATCACGTCAAACTTCCTGCTATTGCAGGCGAAAACGACGAGCTTGGACGCGCTCCTGGAGAAGCTTTATTCCCCGAACGTTATGATGCCGAGCAGTTAGCCGACAAAAAGTCTGTTCTAGGCAGCCTTTTCTTCAATGCAATCTTCCAACAAGAGCCTGAGGACGATGAAGCTCGGCTTACTGACCGCGAATGGTTGGAAGTTGTTGACTTTGTACCTATCGATAGACCTCTTAAATATGCCAGAATCTGGGACTTTGGCGGCGGTAAGGGCAAAGAAAACGATCCGTCTGTAGGCACTTTGATTGCAGCAGATCCTACTACTGGACATTGCTGGATCATTGATGTTTGGCGTCAACGCGCATCTCCTCAGGTTGTTGAAGAGACTGTCCGCAAAAAAGCTGCTGAAGACGGACGAAATTGTAAGGTCATCATTGAGAAAGAGCCTGGGGCTTCAGGAATACAGCTCTTCCAGCACTTCAAGAACACCGTATTGCCCGAATTCAAAGTGGTTGACTCTTCGGCTACTTCTAGCAAGGTGGTCAGAGCACAGCCTTTCTTGGCAGCATGTGAAGCTGGGAAAGTAAAACTACTCCGTCGCCGCTGGAACGATGTCTACCTGGACGAATTCGAGAACTTTCCGGACGGTGATCACGACGACCAGATTGATACGTGTGCAATTGGCTACAATGCTCTGGTCGATAAGAAGTTTACTAGCCCTGTTTGGGGCAGAGAAACCCCTAAAGCTGCGCAGTCTGAAGCAGAAATCGAAGCACAATCCACAGTTGTCTCTGGTGTTACCTGGGGACGTAGAAGGAGAGCCTGATGTCTATCGTGGAACGTTTTCGCGGTCTTGGCGCTGTGCTCGGCATGATGTTTTCCGGCAACAGAGACCTCTACGAAGTTTTCGGGTATAAGAGGCAGGTTACTTACCTTGAAATGCTCGGTAAATATAGGCGTCAGGACATCGCTACTCGCATTGTAGAAGCCGAGCCTCGAGCAACTTGGAGTGCCCCTCCTCAAGCTTTGGGCGATGAAGTTTTCATGAAAGCCTGGGCTGATCTTATTGCAGGCCATAATATTCACGAATCTTTCAACCGTCTGGATAAGCTGCTGGGTATCGGACGCTACGCTGTACTTGTTGTAGGTATGGATGACGGAATGTCTCTAGATGCTCCTATCCAACCTGTAAGTGGTGCAGCCAGTCCTGAAAGGAAATTGCTGTATCTGCAGCCGTACAGTGAACTCTCTGCTGCGATCATCGAATATGACACTAATCAGAATAGTCCGCGTTATGGGCTGCCTACAAAATACCGGATTACTCCCAATAAGATCGAAAAGCCAACCAGTGGATTGCCCTCGTTGCTCTTCAAAGCCCCTCATTTCGACGTGCATCATACGCGAATCTTGCACGTTTCTGAAGGAGGTTTGGAAGATAATATCCTCGGAACCCCCCGTCTTGAGAAGGTATACAACCTGCTTGACGATATCCTCAAGACCGTTGGAGGCTCGGCTGAAACGTTCTGGCTAACATCTAATCGTGGTATGCAAGTCGATGTAGACAAGGAAATGGAGCTGTTGGAAGCAGATGCTCAGGCTCTAGAAGAAGAGATCGAGGAATATATTCACAATCTTCGCCGAGTTATCCGTACAAAGGGAGTCACTGTCAACTCTCTTGGCAGCGATGTGGCAGATCCCAGAGGTACTTTTTCGGTGCTGACTTCGCTCCTTTCGGGCGCTACAGGTATTCCTCAGAGAATTCTGTTCGGCTCTGAAGCAGGACAGCTTGCTTCTGAACAAGATCGTGCCAACTGGGCTGCACGTATCGAAGAGCGTCGAGTGCTCTTTGCAGAACCTATGATCCTTAACCCGTTCGTGAAGATGATGGTTGCTGCAACGGTGTTGCCAGCACCTACATCATTGGTATGGAAGTGGCCAGATGCATTCAAAATGTCACCTCTCGAACGTGCTCAGGCAGCTGCTCAAAAAGCTCGTACGCTTGCTAACACGGCAAAGGCTCTCGAGGCAACAGATCCTGTCATCACCAAGGAAGAGGCTCGGGGTATGATCGGTCTAGATGAGGTGAATCCCATCTTCGACGAGCCTTCGGATACTCTTCCAGGCTCTCCGAGCGCTTAAAAAACCCTCTTGAGAGGACTAAAATAGTCCTATATAATATACATGATGGACAAAGTCGCTCTAAATGTACTGGCTGAGGCCGACACTAATGCGCTCCGAACGGAAGTATTCCAGGGGCGCGAATATCTCGTTGTCCCTGTTGTAGCCTTGGTTGAGGGTGTTTTACATTCCGCTAATGCTGAGAATCCTGAACTTGCACTAGCGTCCGAGTTCGGAAAATTCCCAAATGCGTGGGATGGCAGACCTCTAGTAATGAACCACCCCTTCATTAACGGTTCATATGTCAGTGCAAATTCGCCTAAAATCCTTGAAGAGTGGTCTTTCGGGCAACTTTTCAACTCTTCCCTAGCAAATAACAAGCTCAAGACAGAAGCTTGGATCGATCTTCAAAAAGCGGAAGCTCTTGGCGGGGACGTTCTGCAAACTCTCAACCGAATCCAGTCTGGAGAGCTTGTAGAAGTATCTACTGGGCTTTTCGCAATGGTTGAAGAGGCTTCGGGGCTTTATAATAACGAACGGTATTCAGGTATTTGGCGCTCCATCGCACCAGATCATCTTGCATTCCTGTCTGAAGGAAGTATTGGTGCGTGTTCAGTAGAAGACGGCTGTGGTGTTCCCAGGCTCAATCAAGCCGAAATTCTCCAGAACTATCCCAATCTCAGGATGAATGCAGCCACTTTGAAGACGGTTAAGCCGTCTACGCACAAAGATTGCGGATGTGGATGCGGAGGAACTTGTGAAGGAGGTACTCCTGTGAATACCCGCAACAACGCCACAGATAATGAACGTCTGCGCACTCGTATGCAGAATCTTGTTCCTTGCGCTATTCCAACGGATATGCCTGTAGATAATGTCCGTAAACTTCTGCGGTCGGCTCTTTCGAACCTGGGTATCGATATCTGGGAGCTGTATACTTTCACTACGGATACTGTAGTTTATGAGCGCTTCGAGTCCACCAAAATCTTCCAGCGCTCCTACAGCATTGATGATGAGGGTAAAGTCGCATTGGGAGATGACGAAATCGAAGTCAATCTCCTCACCAAGATCGCACCTGTTGTCAATTCTATGGACTCGGAAGAGGACGAAGAAGAAGATGACAAGGACGATAGCCTCAGCGCTTCCGCAGCTCATGAGGATCCCGAACCCCCCAACTCAAATGTGGAGCATACCATGACGAAGCCTGTCAAAGGTAATGCGGCTGCTACGGGTGCGACTGAAGCAGCTGAGAGCAAGCCGCAGGTGCAGGAAACTCCTGAACCCACTACTGAAGCCACTGCTGCCGCGGTTGAAAATACTGCCACTGCAGTTGCTGAAGAGCCCC